AAGGAACTCTATTAAAAAGAAATTTATGTAAATCATAATTTTCTTTAATTTCTTTAACTAAATTATACTTTTCTAATTTTAATTTACGATTGTCTAACTTCTTTCTCTGTTCAACCACGATGTTTATATAATCTAACGACTTGGTTTCGGTTAACTTTTTTCCATTAAAGAAAGATAAATAAAGAACTAATTCCTTTCCCATCTCTTCATTTCTATTAAAATACTTTTCGAGTATGGGAATGGCCTTCGGATTTTGTTTACCGGACAAAATATCAGATGTAATTTGTCGCGTCAGTAATTCAAAAAGAATTCCGGTATTCTTGTATTTACTATGTTTTATACTCATAGGTTTCCTATAGTAAGTCTATATATTAAATATTGTCTATAATGTTAAAAACAATTAATCTCCTAAAATCTTAGGATCTGGAACGTCTAAAAAGTCATCTAACCCCTTTAGGGACTCTTTTAGGCCAGGATGGACAAAAGATTGTCCGTTTTTCTTGTTTTTTGGTAAAACATCCATAGCTGCTAAGATTTCTTTGTATCCCAGTGGATCTCGACCAAGCTTATCTTTATCTGATCCATATTTATGTCCTTCTGGCGGCCGGCCCATTTTCTTTTTACTTGATGTTAATTTTTGAACATCGTCCAAGCTTCGTTCTGCGTCATATAAATCTGCATCCTCTTCCATCGGCGGTTCTTCGCCGCCCATTTCGGGTTGTGGAGGATTAATGGTATCTTGGGTAACTTTTTGAACAGTACCCTCAAATTTAGCATCATCAAGAACTTTATCTTGTTCAATAATAACATCTTCGTCTGAAAGTTCAAAGATGTGTTGATAAATCCACTCACGGGACATGAATTTACCCGCGACCAATTGGTCTGCAAGACTTGACTTCTCTTTCCAAAGACTAATCTTCTCTAATTCATAAACCATAGATGGGTTAGTTAATGACAAACTAAAATCAACCAACTCTTCATCTCTATATCCAAGAATGTAAAGATGAATAATTGCTATCTTGTTTAATTCACTAACCATAATTCGTTGAATTCTTTCAATGGTTCTAGCAAAGCGAACATCTTGAGCAGCTAACGTAGCCTTACCACTTATATCTTCTTCATATCCCATAAACGACTTAGGTACTTTAAATGCGGCCATAAGTTTTCTTAACAAATAATCAACATCTTCAATAGCATTAAATGTAAGGCCGGAAAGATTATTGACCTCTGTTCCCGAATCCTTTCCGCGGACTGGCATATAAAAATCTTCTAAAATATTTTGCATATTAAATTTCATGTTATATTCGCCAGTCTTAGCATCAACTAAAGGCGATCTCTTAACTTGATTAATAATCCGCTCCATATAATTATCAATTTCTGCGGGTGGGATATTACCAACATCTACTTTGAAAACTCTCTTGTCGGGGGCTCTGGTAATTCGATGAATCAACATGGCGTCTTCCATCAAACGAAGTTGTTTATGAATCCGTCTTCCGTTTTCAATCATAGATTTACCATAAGGCATGAAATTTGAATCGGAAAGAAGTCTAAAGTGTGCAACCTCGTAGTTATCAAATTCATCTTTTGGTAAAAAAGAATATTGAGTATCAACTTTGAATTTCACACTGAATGGATTCAGGGTTTCTTCATCTCCTTCTATTCTTCCGGTTTCATAAACGGAAAGAGGAATTACATTACTAACGCCATGGTGAGGATCTAACATCAGATATAGAAAGAAATCCCCATACTTACACATATTTCTAGCCCAAGGCCAAAGATTAAATTCTACATTCAAAATATCATAAAAGAGATTACTCAGAACATTTTGAATTTCATCATTTTCTGATTTGATAGAAATCATTTCACCAAACTCATTTTTAACTGTTGATTCATCCGCATAGATATCAAGAACTGATGCTATGATGGGATCGTGATCCATTAAATCATAATCACGGAACAACTGTAATCTTGCTTGTTGAAATGAGGAATAAGTATCATAATTACTTTGGGCCGAATATCCATATTGACCAGCGCTATAAACTCTTCTATAACGGTCAATAAGGTTTCTGGTACCAAAGGATTGGCGTTGGGAAGTATCAGATACTTTTAATTTCTTACCACCAATGTTTCTAACGACTGCTTGTGTAGAAAAGAGCCGTTTTAATCTTGAAAATACGGATGTGTCTGCCATGAGCTTCTAATAGCCTCTATCTTGTGGCTTCTCCCCAGTAGCACCTTTGATTTTTTCCATAACCCACTCTTCGGGATCTTCGGTATCATCTAATATATTATAGAGTTCCGATGCCTGTTTATGTATAGACATAATATAAGACTTTAAGGGACGGTTGTCAAGGCCCTCACCCTCTTCTTCATATATTCCTTCTATAATAGGTTCTGTAATTTCTGTATCTTCGGCCTGGATATCATCGGCCCTGTCTACAGCAAGTTCAGATCCAACGGGATCAACATCCGGTTCTGGTGACCAATCTAATCCAGATTTGGAAAAGCCTTCACATCCCCGGCGGGCATATCCTTCTCTATCTTTATCATTAAGTGCATTAAGTGCGGGAAGATCAACCAATCCCATTAATCTAATATGTGGCATTTTTATTTAACCCCTTGCATCTGAATCTTTGGATGTACCCATTGCAGTTGATGTTGCAATCTTGTACATAACGGTCTTCCAATCTTTTCCATATCTCTTCTTGAGTTCCTTTGCTTTCTTCTTCAGATTTAAAACAATTTGCTCTCTATCTTCTATTTCAGCATCAGTCATGTCTCTTTCTTGAAGAACATTCTGAATCTCTTCGCGAATGATTGTAATTAAAGTTTCTTTATCCATATCCAACACCATTATGTATTTTATCTATAAAAGTCTTTCTATAATATAAGTAGTATCTTAACCTAGTAACCATCTTAAATCTTCTTTTTCTCTACCAACATCAAGTTCCCAAGCATCTTCTTCTTGTGAATTGGGCACAAATACAGCTTTTGTATACTTACCAGAAATATTATTTAACATTTGTTTGTTCAATTCTATTCCTTCTGTTCTTAAACGTAAAGCAGTATCTCTTACCCATAATCCAATTGCTAAGGCCAAAGTTAAATCATCATTATATCCACCCAAAGCTTCTGCTTTTCCATTTTTCCAAATAAACGTATCTAATTCTGTCATCATTCTGGATGAACGGATTATAATTGACTGTTCTCTCATATATGATTCTAATTTAGCTATCAACAGAGGTCTTGTTTTTTGAGAAATCGTAAAGCCGGGAACCATTTTCTTTTCTTCTGCATAATGTTTGTTCGTCATTTGATGCATAGTATCTATGTACTGTAAATCCTTACTCATATAAAATAGATTACCATATCCACGATCAATAACTTGTTGAATGGTTGACCAACCAATATTTGAATTATCGGGAATAATTATTGCATCATTATATTCAGTGGCTGCGGCTACTAAAAGATTACCAAAATCTTTTGGAGTTATTTTACCCTTATACTCAGCAACCTGTTCAGAAGCATCTACATCAATTATATGAAATGTAGAATAATCTTCTCCGTCACCGCGTGCTACGTCGGCTGAAACAATGTATGATTTTGTATAATCGGGTTGTTGCCATACCCACAAATTATTATCAAATCCACGAATTTCCACTGGTTCTTGAACAAAAGTTTGTTTATAAAATTCTAATATTTCTGCAGATATGACAGTATTTCCTGAGAAAATAAACGAAGCTCCATGTTCTTGAGCAAATCTAAGTTCTCCCATTTGACGAAGTTGTTCTTCAGCCCACTCTTCATCCCTATCTGGATGTACTGTCCAATCATACAGGGTTCTATGAAAATCATTTTCTCCCGCTTCTGATTCTGTCCACGTTTTATGAAAGAAATTACCAACACCATTAGCAGTTGAAACTAATACAGCCGAACCACCTGTGGTAGATAGGGTTGCCTGAGAAGATGTCCATATTTCATCTGCACCGTCAATAAAAGCAGCTTCATCAAGTATTAACAAAGAAAGAGCTTCGGAACGACCAGCGGACTCGCGTGTTGCGGTTGCTTTAATAGTTGACCCATTGCCAAATCTAAGAGTAAGTTTATTATCCTCTACAAGATCTCCCCTCAACCAAACAGGAAGCAGTTGGTGCATAAACTTAACTTTAGTTACTAGATTTTTAGCAACTTCCTGTTTAATAGCAATGACCAAAATTTGTTCATCTCGTTTAAATAACATTCTCCACAAAGCATATCCAGCAACAAGAGTAGAAATACCTATCTGCCTACCCTTTAAAAGAATATTATACTTGTGATCTTGAAATGCGTGAAGAGCCTCTGCTTGGTAATCGAACAATTCAAAAAGTTGGCGGCCCTTGTTGGGTACTTGAATATAAGAATACTTTCTTAAGAAATATTCACAATCCAATGCACATTTTAGATATTCTTTTTTAATAATATCTTTTAGATTCTCAGTCATATCTTAATGGATGTGTAAGCTTTCAGAAATTTTCCAAGCAGCTACGGTTGCTAATGCGGCCCCGATGAAAAAGGATTGTATTCGTGATGGTTTTGGTATAAACCCAAAAACTTTATTTGGATTAGACGGAGCTTCTGGGATATTCATAACAATAGTATACAAAGAATCTGCTCTTAATGTTTGAGTATCCAAAGACATTGTTAATAGTGCCACTTGATTCACTAAATTCTGTTGTAACATATCAGCAGCACTAAGAGCAACCTTTAACTCTTCATTTTCTTCTTCCACCACCGCGATATACTCTCTAACTTCTGGCGGTGTTTCATTTAAAACACTATCTGTTACTTGAGCTTTTAATTCTTGTCTTTCTTTATCTAACTCTGCAATTCTGTCTTTGCTAGTATTTAAGGTAGAAACAATTACCACCATACTATCTTGTAATTCTAGAACTTCAAGTTCATTTTCAACCAATTCCTCTTGAAGACTATCTGCAAACTCCCTAGCAACCGCAGCATCTTCTTCAAACTGTTGATATTCTTCAATATATTGATCCATCTGAGACTGTTTTGTCCAAGATGTTATATATCCAGCAACAGAAGCGGTTATTAAAACAGCTATAACAAGCTTTACATTAGTTTTGAGTAGTTGCAATAACCCCATTTTGCTCTCCGTGTTTCTCTTCGTATTCTTTTTCTTTTTCTTTCAACGATGTATTCATACCAACTACTTCTGCCCTAATATCTTTCTTAACTGTATCAATGGGTATTGAATACTTATCTATCTTCAAAACCACCCCAGTATCACTATCAAAGTGATGAATTTCTGGATTTGAAAGAGTATCATGATAATGAGTTAATTCTATAATTCTATCCTTCAACCAATCAATTTGATTTTCTAAAATTTTCTTTTCTCTGTAGCTCTCCCACTTACCATCCATCTTCAATTTACTTTCCTCTTTAGCCACACAATCATAACACCTTGTTCTAGCTCTGAATGTTTTGACATCAAGTTTGTCCATAGTCTTTCCACATTCAGGACACCACCACGGAGTTTTTGCATCTTGAAGAGGACTTATAGATTGTTTTATTCCTCCCTTAACCGTCCACTGTTTGCCCTCACGATCTTTCCAAAGATCTCCCTCTTCTCGTTTAGGTTCCGGTGTGCCAGTATACTGACTAACAATAATCTTATCAGCATACCTATTCATTTTGTCATTAATTTGTTTCTGAACTTTTGCAAATTCTTTTTTCTTCATAACCTTATCCCATTTTACTTGATAAATATCTAATTGCTACTCTATATGCTGGATGTGTCTTGTCATACGTTAACGCTGACTGAACTGTAATATCTTTACCTGTTGCGGGGTTTCGGACCCGATCACCATAATATTTCTTTATGAAATCTTTATCCTTTTCGGGGTCCGGTTCTCCTTTGGGTGCTCCCGGCGTTCCACCATCGGGTTCTCCAGTTGGTTTACCACCAAATTTAAATGTACCAAGAATTTGATTCAATGGAGCAAATGTGCCTGTAAATTTATAGGGCTGTCCTTTATATATGAATACAATTCCTTCTGATGGAACCAACTTATCTATTCCAACCTGTTGTAGTCTATCAAATTCCTTTCTTAATTTTTCTGCTTGATCACTAACATCTTCTGCTTTCACAGATTTCATTGCTGTCTCTAATTCCTTCTTAATCTGATCAATTGCGCCGGGGTTGTTTGATGCTAAGAAATCTGAAATTCTTTCCAAAGAAGTAGCACCAACCTTCAAGAACACCATCTCAAATGGATTTTGTGCAACCTTCTTAACGTCACGCAATCTGGTCTTTTGATACTCAGATGTCCATTTTCTAATTTCAGGATCTCCGATGTCTTTTAATTGCATTGTCTTGTCATCAAAAGCAAAACGATTAACCAATCCTTCCATTGTATCGTCATCTGCTGTCAGTCCTTTTTGGTCCAACTCCTTTTTGACCTCACGTTCCCACCATTTACTATAATAGTCCCGAACCAGATCATTATCTTTTAAACCAAACTCATCTTTAAGTCTATCAATTTCTCTATGGAATTTCTTAGCCTTCTTTTCCATCTTTTTAATATCTTTTTTATTAAACGTAATGACCTTTGGTCCTTGAAGTCCGAACAGTTTTTGTTTTTGTTGGCCGACTTTCAAAATTTGATCACTAAATGTCTTTGCATCATCCTGACTTGAAGCTACGGGCTTTCCATCTTGATCGTATTCAATAGTACCGTGGAAAACAAGAACGTTTTTGTCATAAGGAATAACGTTTTCAGAATCCGGCAAAATAATTTCTACTGACATAAATTTACTTCCATTGCCAAACATTTCTTTAACTTGTTTATCTGGTAAAACTTTAATAGCTGTTTCAAGATCTCTAGCTGCTCCTACAAAAGCACGTTCAATACCACCTCTATCCTTAAATTTACTTATCATTCCCTTAACTGTCAAGGCCTTATCACCACCATTTTTCACATGTCCCTTGTTTCTAGCGAATCTAATCTCACTATCAACAACGGAAAATGCTATATTCTGTCCATCTAATTTCTCTGTAACAGGCTTTTCATCACCCATTGAACCTAAAAGACCTTGATCAATTATCTCTTTATAGTCATCAAACGTCAAATCCACATCGTCATATGGGTGCATCATATGTCCAGCAGCTCCACCTTCTACAATAAGACTTTCATTCGTTTTCTTCTTGTCTCTGCCGTGATCTTTCTTAGCAAGAACCCACTTACCACCATTTACACCCTTTGGATGATGAACATCGTGATTTTTCATCTTTGCTTTGCCATGTTTACGGATTGCCCTTTGACGATCACGGTTCCTAATCACACGATCATCTTGGGTTTTCTTCAAATACCGTCTAACCCTCTTTGGGTGTCTCTTATAATACTTTCTTACACGTGCAGTAGAGGTTTCCTTCTCCTCTAACGCAGGTTCTTCCTCTAATTCGGGATTATCTTCGTCCTCTATAACCGCACCAAGAGCATGAACCAGTGGATAATAAAATACACCCTGTTTATATGCTTCTTTACACTTATCTTCGATGGTTGCTTGTGAATCTCCCAGTTCAATTTTGTAATCACTTCCTTTTTTACCAATAAAACTATCAACTAATGAATTATATTGATCAATCAAAGCATTTTCAATCATTACCGACTCAAACACCTCTTTCATTGGTCCCCGTTCGAACATTCTCTTAGCAAGTTTATAAACTGGGTGGTTTTTGTCGTATTGTAGAGCGGTTCTGACCAAGATATCCCTTCTAGTTTGGGGATTTGTGACCCTTCTCTTAAGAATTGCTGGATCTAACCCCTTTTTCTTCGGTGCATCCGACTTCGACGGCTCTGCAGAACGTGTTTGGATGGTATCTTTCATCATTCGGAAGAGTTTTGGATCAAGTTTTCCATATAATTTCTTGAAAAAGTCGATTTTGTCTTCAGTAGAGATAGTAGGGTTGCCTAATTTGTCTCTAATCTTCGTAGCAGACATTACATCACTGTCTACTTTGAAATTGGGTACGGTTACAAAGTATCCGCTGTCTTGATACGGAGATAATTCATCGTCAGCATCATATTTCTTGAAATATTTACCATGAGATAGTCTATCTCCGTCCTTTTCTCCAACTGCTGTTATAAAAGCAGTCTTTTTTGGATCAAACTTGGAAAGAACTTCTACTGGTTTGTAAGGATTTTTGACCTGAACCACACGTTCTGATGGAATGTTGAACATAGCGGTCATAATCTGCTGCTTCTCATCAAACTTAAATGGATTTCTCGCAGAAGTTTCCTTGGGTTCGGAAGTAGCAACATATACGTTTTCCTCTCCAAACTTATCAACCAATTGTTTGTATGCAGAATCGTGCCCTTTGTGAAAGGGTTGGAATCGACCAGCGTAAATTGCTATTTTTCTCATATTAGTATAGTTGGGGTTTATTATAAATATCACTCAATTTGTGGAATCCCATTTATCAATTGGACATTTAGTATCTGCCAAATTAACCTTAAGTTTCATAAAACATCCACATTCTTCACATCTTGTACTATTTTTATCAAAAAATTCACATTCTTCACAAA